AAGCCCTTGGCAGAAGCACCTGTCAGCAGTTCATACAGTTCTGCTGTGAAGTCTTCATTTTCATTGAAGTAGCTGTCCAAGTGCGTCTGTAGTTCAGGCGTATCAGACTTGATAAATGCTTCCTTGCCGGACAAAGTGTATTGCACCTTCTGATCCACCAATTCTGTCAGGAACGGATGGGAAATCTTGATATTACTTCTGGTCTTGTCTTCCCTCAGTACACCGTCAGCATCGTAATAGAACAGCCTGTAATTTCTAATATCATGATCGCCTTCATAATAGGCTTGTCCTTGCTTTGCAAGCTGCTTCTTTGTGCTTGCACTGTCTTCCTGTATCAGGCGCAGGATTTCCGCTTCAGTGAGCAATAATCATCACCTCTCATGTTTCAATCGTGCCAGTTGTGTCAGTGTATGTTCCTGCTTCCACTGTTTGCAGTGTGGTATCCAGCCAGTAAGATGCAATGGGAAGGTATTCACCAGCTACAAAATCCCTTCCACGAAGATGGATGCCGTTTTCGTACACATCCACCACATAGCCTTCAGAGCCAGCATAGACTGTTTCAGCCGTGCCATCACCGTTTGCATCATCCCTTGGTACAGCCAAAGAGGGAATATGCACACTGTGGTAGCTGTCAGAATAGCTGTAATTGGCATACTCCGCATTGCTTGTCTGCAAGGCAAAGCGCATGTGCGAATGACCGTGAAGCCAGATCACATTTTTGTAGTGCTTCATCAGGCTTTCAAATGCAAGGCATTCAGCCGTATCATGCCAGCACCAGTTGGAATACACACCGCCAGCGTTACCGCAAGTCTTTTCCTTTACAACGCCAGGGAAAATGTGCTGGAATACAAAGCACCGTTTGTTTCTGTTGGCTTCCAGCGTTGCATACAGCCATTGCAGTTCGCCATCTGCAAACACAACGCCATTGGAATACATTTCGCCGCCAATCGTACCAACCATGATGAACACATCATTACCATATGGGAAAGAGTAGTAAAGCGAATGCCCTGTATAGGTTGCAATCCTGCCTTCCACATTCTCTGTCATGCCTTCATGGTTTCCGGCAATGGCATATACTGGCGTATTTGCCGAATAAGAATCCACAATGCCTTTGTACTGCGCAAGCTGTTCATTGGAGCCAAGCCCTGTCAGATCACCGCAGATACAGGTGAAATTTACACCTTCATTGTCAGTGAGAAAGGACAGCGCATGCTGGAAATCTTCCACCGCTGTATCATATCCGATATGCACATCAGACAGAGCGCCAAAGGAATACTGTTTAGCGCCAGTCTTTGGAAGCGCAAGGCTTCCGAGTGGGATTGCTCCCACTTTGTTGCCCTGTGCATTGTATACGCCGATGCGTCTTGCGCCCTGCGGCGCTACGTTCTGCGGAATGAAATCTTCATACCGTGCCATGATTTCACCCCCTTATTCGATAGGTTCATTAATTGTAATGATAGAATCAGCACCAAGGTAAGTTGTATTGAAACGAATCCACCTATCTGCCCCAGTGGAGGTATTCGTTGCCGTCATGCTGACAATGTTGCCATCCGTATCCCACTGTGCATTCAGATAGTTAATCATGGCACTACTATCCATTGTGTTAGAAGATGTTGTACTCAAAGAAGTAAAGATATATGCGTGACAGCCATTAGACGCGCCAGCATCCTTATTCATACCAACATTCTTAAAGTACAATGTGTCGTTATCTTTACACTTGATATAACCAGTGACATAACGGCCACTCGCTGCCGTGTCTCCGCCAGAACTGCTGCTGTATCGGTAGCCTTCACGATAGCCCAAGCCACCGTTGTACGGATTGCCGTTCACATCAGTAGACAGCGGGAGAACGTTGGTATAAGTAGGCGTAGGCGTATTGAGCGCCGCAAGCACCTGCTGGATGATGTATTCCTTGTCCGCATCTGTCCAATAGTCAACGCCACGAACTGGAGTATAACCAGCAGCACCAGTTGCGCCTGTAGCCCCTGTATCGCCCTTGTCACCCTTCGCACCAGCAGCGCCAGTATCACCTTTAGCGCCTTTCAGATTCTTGAATGCAAAGGTGAAGCTTCTTGCCAGTTCAGTACCGCCAGTGGTAACAGTCACGCTGGGTGTGCCAGTGTTTGCATCCACAGTAGCCGTTGCGCCAGTGATCGTTGCGCTTGCACCGTCTGCGCCATCTGCACCAGCAGCGCCAGCCGCACCAGCAGCACCACGGATGGAAGTTCTTGCACCACAGTACACATAGCTGGCATCTACATAGCCAACAGGATACTGATAGTAGGAATACTGAAGCACATCACCCACAATTACTTCGTTTACCTTGGATTGCGTCTTGACAGTGCTTAGTGCAATTCTGTATGTGGGAGTAAAGCCGCCTGTTGCAGTGGTATAGCTGGAAGGCGCTGTGGTAATCTTCAGAATGCCTGTGCCACGCTGAATATCAATGCCGATGTTATCTCTTGCTTGCTGTTGCTGGGCATCTGTAAGCGTCTGTGCAGTGTACAGAACAGCCGTTGTAGGCGCTACGCCTGTAATGGTAGAGCCATCAGCAGCGTGAGCCGTGACACCCTCTGCAAGGGTGTCAGCGGTCACGGTATCATTTGTCAGGTCAATCAGGGTTTCTTCGCCGTTCGTGGTATTCATAATCACTTTATTTACAGCCACGATCTGCCCCTCCTTTTAACCGATGGTTACAGTCTTACCACCAGCAGCGTTGTCACTTTCTACATAGGGAATTGCTGCCACAGTCACCTGCGACAGGTAATTGTATTCAGCGTCAGGAATGATTACCTGTTCTTCCGTGCTGGGTGTTACAGTCTTAGCCTGGGGCTTCGCGCCTTCCGTGCCGGACATCGTACCTTCAACGCCCAGGATGGTCACACCATCACGGATGTTGGTAGGAATCAGCTTGGCCTGTTCTGTGCTGCTGATGCTCACCTTACCGCTGCCATCATGATAGCCCTGCGGAACAGTGTATACGCCAGCCTTGGTGTTGATTGTACCAGTCACGGCGCCGTTGTTCTTCATCGTACCAGTGATCTTGGAGCCACGAACATATGCCGTTTTGCCCGTCAGAATTTCAGCAACAGCAGCGGTAGCATCCTGCGTATCGCTGTCATAGGTACAAGTACCAGTGATGACAGCACCGCTTTTGTCATGGGCAGTTACGCCCTTCTGAAGCTGATCCGCAGTGACGGTATCCGAAGTCAGGTCAATCAGTGTATTGCCGCCGTAAATTACCTTGTTAATAGCCATAGGTTATACCTCCGATCCGATATAGACGGTTTCACCGTCAGAGTTATTGCTTGTTTCAAAATAGGGAATAGCCTTGATCTCCATGTCATCTGTCATGTACTTCTGGGCTGTTGGAATTGTCTGTGCTTCTACCTTTGGCGTGATTTGATATTCGCCTGTGAAAGGCACTCTATCTTCACGCACAGTGACCTTCTGAAGGTCTGCAAACGCAGTGTCCATGCTAACGGTGCTGCTATTGAACTTAGCATTGATACCGACCTTGCTTTCATGGAACTGAACCCTAATCAGCATCAGATCACCCCATCTTTGAGGATGCGTTCTGTGTTCACCTTAATGATCTGTGATGCAATGGCTTCACCTTCAAGTGTTTTAGCCCTGATCTGAATTTCAGTCATGCAGTCACATTGCAGCTTCAGTGTTTCTTCCTGTGTCAGCCGTACAGACAGCTTGTTTTCATTGCACTGGCAATCCTTAAGCGCCTTATCAATGATAATTTCTTCATTCTGCGACAGGGTGACAAAGGCTTCAGAAAGCTGGCCTGTATCGAATGGAATTACAAATTCCAGTGTGGGTGTAGTACCTCTAATCATGTTTGTTCTTCCTTTCCACAGGACTTATGCAATCGGCTCATTGATCTTGATAACAGAATCAGCGCCAAGGTAAGTGGTGTTAAAGCGCACATATACATCTGCACCAGAAGGAGCGTTAGTCACCTTTACGCTCACAATATTGCCGGAAGCATCCCATTGCGCAGACTGGTAATTGGTCATGATACTGGCATCAGCAGTGTCAGTAGAAGCCCCGCCCAAGGTTGCGAACGTATACATGTTACAGCCGTTGCTAACACCAGCGTCCTTATTCATGCCGACATTCTTAAAGTACAGGGTGTCAGTATCCTTGCACTTGATATAGCCTGTAACATAAAGACCACTGCCAGCTACATCACCGCCGCCGCTGGAACTGTAACGATAGCCAGCCTTATAGCCAAGACCGCCATTGTAGGCACTGCCATCAACATCAACGGATGTGGCAAGCGCATTGCTGGTGTCAGGAACAATAGGATCAGGTTCTTCACCAGGATCAGGATCTTCGCCAGGATCTTCGCCGCCTTCAGAGCCGCCAACTTCCACAGTACCAATGTTCGTAACTGTGCCATCCGCATTCTCATACTTGAGTGTATAAGTGCCATCGGCCAGATCACCTGTCAGGATGATGTTATTGTCAGCATACACCTTGCCGATCACAGAAGCGCCAAGTTCATCAAGCACCATCTGCACAATGGTATCAGGATCGGCTCTGTCAGCAGCTTCATTGGCACGGGCAGTGGCTTCCTGCATGGCTTCGATCTGATCCATCAGGTCATCCAGGGAAACGATATTGCCATCATCAACAAAGGAATCGGTGGAGGTAATCAGCATGCGGCCTACACAACAGAAAATGACGGATTTAACGCCGTTCATTTCGGAACGAATGAAAAGCTGGAAACGGCCTTGCTTGTCATAGCAAGAATCGGACAGCGTTACGACAGCCTCACCGTCTGCATTTACACTGCCTTTCAGTGTGATTGTCACGTTATCAGGACGAATGAAGAAGCCATTCACTGTTGCGCCGTTCAGGCTGACAGGCTTGCCATTGCGCATAGCCTTTACAATAAAGCTGTGCGCTTCATTATCACCAGAACAGAAAACAGGGGATAAGGTTGTTACCATGATGCCCTCATTCAGTTCTGTTTCAAATGTCAGATTGAATTGATTGTTGTTCATTGTGAATCACCATCTTACTTCAAGATTCTTCTTTGTTTTGCCATCCAGAATGATCTGCTGGGGCTTGGCTACATCGGAAGGAAGCAGCATTTTCTGCAATGCATAACCGCCATAATTTAGCCATGAGACAGACGAAACAACGGTATAGTGTTTCATTGTTACCTTGTTGTTCTGTGCGTCTATGACGATTTTAGAAGGTCTGCTGACCGTTCCTTTGTGGGTGTGTCCTACAATCAGACAGTCAAGCCCTTCAATGACATTACCAAAGCGCTCATTGCGATTAACAGCAGCACCAGTATAGATGCCGCCACCTGCACCATGGGTGACAAGGAAGGTGTATGTAGCCCTGTTGTCACCATGCGGATACTTGCCACAGGACACCTTCATAAAAGCTGCATTCTGGCGGTAATAGTCTTCCAGATCCAGCTTTGTCATAATGTCATACATGGGATCATTGTCTGCATCCTTGCCAGAGCGCCTTTCATGGTTGCCGGACACAGCGCACAGAATGTGATCTCTGATCGGCTCCAGGTATTCAACCATGCGCTTCTTCTGTTCCCTGGGACGCAGTGTTTCTTCAAACACGTTCGAAACACTGCACCTTGTCGCATTGTTCATCAGATCGCCCACAAGAATAATCTTCTTGTTCTTGTCCTTGCGGATCATGTCACAGAAGGTATTCCAGGCAACGCCGCAATGCTCAATAGCGCCCAAATGCACATCACCAACGGGATAGATGGTAATGCCATCATCGAACTTGTGTTGGATCAAGATAAAATCGTTAAGCATAAATCAGCCCCTTTCATCAATACAGCCACTGTCCAAGCGGCTTGGGATTCTCATAAACCCCAGTCAAGGCATCAGGTGCGTCATCATGTTCATTCTTGCCTTCTCGCTGATACTTGTTAATTGCTCTTGCGAACTCAGGCCAGCGATCCTGCCAATTGACAGGAAAATAAACGTTGTCCATGACCGATGTACTGTTAGAAAGGATGCGTGCTATCTTGTTCTTTGACTGCGTGAACCACTTTACGCTGGTATGCCTATTGCCAAGCAACTTGCATTCCTTCTCTACATTACGCGCAAACCCCCTGCCGCCGTTGTTTGATTCGATAATCGCACATCCGACATTGTTTGCAGTCAGCATCTTTGCTGTTGCTGGTTCTGTAACTTCCATTGCATCTTTGGTGTACAGAACATCCAGGATGTAATAGCAATCGCCAAACATGCCATAACAGATAGAACACAAAAAATCACTGCCCATATCGGCAGTGTCAGTGTAATTCAGTATGTATTTGAATAGCGTATTGCCTTTATCATCCTTTGGTACATCCGTATATGTTTTGAACATGGTATATAGTCTGCCTTTAACGTCAATCGGCTCTTGCTGATAGTTAGCAGCTACTATATCTTTGTTCATGTTCTTTGTTTTAAGCTCATAATCTTCTTTTGACAGGATATCAGGACAAAGCATACTGCCATCATCCTGGACAGCCTTGTAATTGACATGGACAACATTGTCATAGTTGTTAAGGATGAATCCTGCCAGGTCATCTGTAGACCATCTTGTCATGATGATAATGAGCTTAAATCCGTTTTCAGTACGGGAAAGCATGGTATCTGTAAACCAGCTTTGCAGCTTTGATAGTGTATTGGCGTTATAAGCTTCTTCTGCATTCTTGATAACATCGTCAATTATCATGATGTTACAGCCAAAGCCAGTCGCGGTGCCTGTGGGGGAAGTGGCAAGGTAATTGGCTTGCTCACTCCCCACAAGCGCCCACTTCTGCACAGATGCTTCACCGTATTTGATCTTGGTATTGGGGAAGATGTCATTATAGACAGTAACACCAAGCGTCTTCTTTTCGGCTATGCAATCACGCACCTGCTTTGCGAATGTGCCGGACAGCGTTTCATTGTAAGAGCCTGTCATAACTCTTATGTTAGCGCCATACTTGCCAAAGAGCCATTGCACAGTCTTTGTGGCTGTTCTTGACTTGCCAAATCTGGGTGGGATATTGACAACCATAATTTGTTCTTCGGCTTCTTCAATGAACCATTGCAAGCGCTGCGCCAGGTCTTTTAGAAAGTGCCTGTCCTCTGTATAGAAATCAGGTGATGTAAATTTGCAGTATTCCCACAGGTCACGCCTTGCCAATTCCATTTTTAAGTGGTGTTTTAGAAGGTCATTCATTGTAGATCATCTTCTTTAGTTCTTCCGTGGTAAGCTCCGCAAAAGGATTATTGATTTCGCCACTCATATTGACATTATCAACAGGCTTTTGACCCATGGTATCGCGCACATATTCAGCCGCTTTGGTATCACCCTTCATGGCTTTCTGAATCTGGGCAATCAATATGGCATCTTGTACACTGATGTTCTTTCCCTTCAATGCAGCAAAATTGCGGACGCTCTCCACATCCGCATTCTTGCCATTCTTCAAGGGCATTGACAAAAGCACATCCAGTGTTTCCCGCATTAGCTTCTTTTCGCGTCTGGCTTTGCCGGATGCAATGCCGCCAGCACGCCCACGTTTCTTTGCTTCTTCTTTTGTCATTACAGGATTCAGGTTGCTTTCGTTCGCCATTGCATCACCTTCTTTCTCATATCAGTTTTTTACGGCGCAAGCCCACAAGCGCGGCCTGTGCATTGCCGGAAAGCACTTGCCCTCTGTACGTTTTAAGCTGTTGTTTGTTGATCTTGCCCTCATCAAAAAGGCATTTCAACAGCTTCAGCATCTTCATTGTTTCCATTGAGCAGCACCGCCTTTTGTCCTGTCAGCTTTTCCCACCTGTCAATGATTACATCAACATACTTTGGTTCAAGCTCCATGCCGTAACACTTGCGCCCCAACTGCTCACAAGCAATAAGCGTTGTGCCGCTGCCGCAGAACGGCTCAATAACAATATCGTCTTTGTTGGTCATTGCTTGGATATATTCAGCAGGAAGCGCAACAGGGAATACTGCCGGGTGCAAAGCACGATTGGCTGTCAATTCTGGGTACATGGGCAACACGCTTTCCATCTGTTTATACTTGCCGGATGTATCGCCCTTTGTGGAGTATTTCATGCTGCCGTCTTTCTGTCTGACTTTCCTTGACCGATTGTTATTGATACTTTCTTCTTTCTTTTCCCAAGTGGCGTTTATCTCATAGAACTCTGTACCAAATACAAAAATCCATTCATGGCGAATGGGGAAAAATGCGCTCTGCTGCCCGATTGAGCCGCACTGCTGCTTATCCCATACATTCCATGCCATGAGCTTATAGCCGCTTTCTTGGGCTATTTTGATGTATTCATCCCAATATGGCACAATGGCATTTTCTTTGCGCTGAATGCCCAGATTAACGCATTGATAATCTGTAAACAGCCTATAAACAGCAATGAAAGTGGCGATGTTATCAACATCAAGATTCTTGCCGCCTTCATACTCGCGCATATCGGAATAAGGCGGACTGGTAAACAGCACTTTGGCTTTGTTGCCGTTCATGAGCTTCTCTACATCATGAATGTTTGTGCTGCTACCACACATCAGGCGATGGTTGCCCAGTTGGTATATGTCACCTTGCTTGGCTCTAGGTTTAACCGCTTCTGTGATCTCATAATCATCTTCTGTCACTTCCTGCGGTTCTGTTTCCTCTGTTTCATCTTCAAAGCCGAATGCCGCCATGTCAAAATCAAACAGATCATCCATTTCTATTGCCAGCAAGTCAAAATCCCATTCTGCTTTTTCTGATACTTTGTTATCAGCCAGCCGGAATGCTTTCACTTGATCGTCTGTGAGATCATCGGCAACGATGCAGGGAACTGTCTTCAGCTTCAGCTTTTTTGCTGCCTTATATCGCGTATGACCTGCAACAATGATTCCGTCTTTATCAATGACAATAGGCACCTTGAAGCCAAATTGCTTGATGGATTCCGCAACATACTTTACAGCGGCATCATTCTTTCTTGGGTTGTTTTCGTATGGGTGAATCTCTGTCAAGCTGCGTTCAACTATGTTCACTGATCGCATTTCCTTTCTTTGTTTGGTTTTGTAATAGTAATAATGGAGCTGTGAAAGGGATTTGAACCCTTAACCTACAGATTACAAATCTGTTGCCACTACCAATTGTGCTACCACAGCAAAACGGCTTGTCGGGAAGGAGGTAGAACCGACAAGCCTAAAAGGAGGTGTCCCCGAAGCCCCCACCAGCAACGGAGAATAAACCCGCAAGCGCATAAACCACACACCCCGCAATGCGCGGATGCTTGCACACCTGAAAATAAGCACCAGAAAAGCCCGACAGGATTTCCCATCGGGCTTCATGCACTTCTTTACGCTATCATTATAGCACTATAACATATGAACTTCTATGAACTCTTTTTTATTTTCAAAATATTTGGAAAAAATGTCATTTCACCTATTGACATATGGAGCCCCATATGCTATAATATAGTCACAAGGAAAGGAAAGGAAGCAAGCGAAATGGAAAACAAGCTGTACCTCGACTTCATCAGAAAGACCCTCGCAACCGAAGGAATCAAGGTTGCTGACACCGCTAACAAACTCGCACTCTCCGCAAAACAAATCACCACCGAACAGTACAGCAAAGCAGCGCGAATCATCGCAGCCGAACTTCTCAAGAACTGACCAGAAAGGAAGGAACAACAATGATTAAGCTTCAAGGCATCTACGGAATGCAGAAATCCAAGAAGGTTGCCGATCTCAAAATCGGCGATGTGATCCGCTGGAACTACGACTACCGAAGCGAAGTGGTTGATCTGATCCCGAGCAAGTCAGGAAAGACCGTAACGGCAATGCTCAAAAGCCTTCAGACAGGCACCGTCAGTGGTCGTAAGATGGGCGCAACGCGCGAAGTAGCAGTCATTTGAGAAAGGAAGTAAAACAATGAAACAGTTTGAAGTTGGCAGAATGTACACCATGAACAGTATTTGCAATCATGAATGCATGTGGCGCTTCATCGTAACAAACCGCACAGCGCAAACCGTCACACTCTCCGATGGCAAAGAAACCATTAAATGCAGAATCTCCAAGAAATTCTCCGAATACCGCAACGCCGAAACAGTTTTTCCCCTTGGTCAATACTCCATGGCACCGATGCTCACAGCCAACTAACACCAACAACACGCCGGGCCAGGCGGCTAAACCTGGCAGGAAGGATGAATGGCATGACTACCCACACTTACAATTCTGCTTGCGCCATGATCGATATTCTTTTCGGCAAGATGAACCTTGAAATCAAGGGTTCCCCCGCCCGCACCGTTTTCTATGTCAACGACAAGGCGGTTGCGCAGTACAAGGAAAGCACCGGAACCCTTGCCTTTTACCCCTACGGCAAGGAATTGCAGAAAGCGCGGGGCGCACGCACCGTTGCAATCTGGAACGGCATGCACGCTGACGTGTGGGAGAATGTCGGCTAACGGACATCATCACACATCAACGGACATTGAGAAAGAGAAGATGTGATTGAACATTGTCAACTTTAATAGAAGGAATTGAACTTTTTAACAATTCGGTATATAATGCAATTGTTTTTTAAGGAAGGGAGAAACGCAACATGCCAACACCAGCAGAGCGAAAAGCTTTTGCCAAATACCAGGCAGAGCACATCAAAGTATATCGCATCAAACTAAATGACCGCACGGACGGTGAATTGATCCAGCATCTTGATAGCCTGGACAATATACAAGGATACATAAAAGCGCTTATCCGCGCAGACATAAAGAGCAAAGAAGAAAGCCAGGAAGATTGATCCTGGCTTTTCTTGTGTCTGTTATTCTGTTTGCAACTCCTGCACCTTCCAATTATCTCCGCTGTACATTTGAGCCTGTTGTGCTACGAACTCTGCAAGTTCTTTGTTTTCGCACACTTGCGCAGCCGCCCTTGTGGTTGTGAAATACGGACGCTTGTTTACTATGTGCGCAAGGTACTTCACGCCCGACATGGTATTCTTGTAAACTATGTATTTAGGCATTGTCTTCCCTCCGTTCCCCACATGAACAATAATGATATGGCACCGTATACTGATGCTTCCCTATAAGGAAAGGGCATTTTCCACAGTGTTCATCAACACGCTTCCATAGCGCACAATCCCTACACCGCACCACCTCAACAGCGTCAACGGCTGGGGCATCTTTCACTCGCAGAATGGCTTCGTAGAAAGATGCTATCTCCGTACTGCAAATGCGCTTTTCATCTTCATATTGCAAGCCATCATAGATTTTATGCAACCAATTTACTGATTCTCTCAAGCTGTCTAACAGCGCATTCCGGCTAATCAGGTCACTTGCCATGTTCGCACCTCCGACACCGCTTCCACCACTTGTTGCAGCAGCCCCATTCATGCCCGAAAATTCGGCGTACTGTTTCAATGATTGCGTACTTCCAAATCTGCGACAAAGGCTCTCTCATGTTTCTGTTCCTCCGCTTATCGTGTAGCTTTCACAGCTTCTTCCGCAAGGCGGCTATGTGTTTCTTTCGCTGCCTTGTGTTCAAGTTCTGCAATGCGCTGTTCCATATAGTGCCATCTTTCATCAAACAAACTCTGCATATCTCTGAAACGCTCATTAATGTAACGCTCTTGCTGTTCCTTTTCTCTCGTTTCATAAACAGCACGACTGATCTTTTCTTCCAGCGCTTTCTTGGTGATAAACATAGCTTTCATCCTCCATTAACCGTTAATGATTCTGTCAACGATAACTGCAAGCAGCATCAGGAAATAAATAATTGCAATCGTTTTCCTGTCCACGGATTTTCCCCCTCAACTTTCTTTCCACAGTGCGGACAATACTGCTGCCAGAATGCGTGCCATTCCTTGCCGCAATTCTCACATTTCTGATAGATCATTCTTCCGCACCTAGCAACACATCAACAGCAGCGGCAAACCAATTCAGCCTTAAAATCGCTGTTCCTGTTTTCACGCGCATCATGTTTGCCAATTCATTGCCTTTCCTGTTGTATTCAGCAATAAGGCGGTTTGCAGCTTCATCTGTTGTCAAATGAAGTCTTTTCGCATCGGCGTTATACTCATACACAAAGCATTTAACCAGTTCCGCAACGGCGTTTTTATCGCCAGCCATCAATCGCTCCGCATAACGCTCAACATAAACCTTGTTTTTCATGCTTCAATACCTCCATTTTCCTCGCACAGTCCGCGCCATTCCCACGCCGTATTTACGCCGCTTACGTTTGCACAAGGCGTTTTGCTATGGCATTCGTGCGTTTTTTTATGTGCATAGTGCTTGCAATACCCACATGCGCGGGGAATATCTTTAATCGCCGCATCCCTCTCACGCTTTACGGCTTCCAGTTCAACTTTCAGTTTTACTATTTGCCGTTCATAATCACTGCCCACGCCATATAGGTAATCAATGTGCTGTTGCAGATTGTCGATCCTGCGCTGCATCATCATTTTTTCAGCGTCCATGTTATACCTCCGGCAATCCTTTCCGTTCAAAGCACGGGATACCAATTTGTCGGATGCGCATGCAATCGTTGATATCGTGGCTTTCAGGCTCATGCTTGCAAATGTCACAAGCAGCCCAATGCGAATCCGTGAAATACTTCAGCAGGGAATCGCGTTCACGCTCAAGCTGTTCAGCCTTTGCAAACATAGCGTTCTTTTGAATCTCCCGAATTTCAAGTTCTGCTTCAAGCTGCTGGATGTAGGAAAGGGCATCTTTGTGCATCTCCAAATCACAATGAGAAGATGTCAGATAATACGGGCAATGCGAACAATCCGTATACATGTTTCCATCTTGTAGTGTGCAACATTCCAGCCCCTTCTTGATCTCGTCAGGCGTTTTCATCGTTCATCCTCCATTTCTTGATTGATCTTGCCGGACAGCCTAATACAAGCCATCAGGGATATAAAGCCAATCAGCAGAACTGTTACAAGCACAGCCAGGAGAACGAACAGCGCAACTTTTATCATCTTAATTGTCCCTCCTATTCCAGGCTTCTGCCGCCTGTTCTTCACTTGTGTATGCGCGGATCATGGCATCACATTCTTTGCATTGCACCCAGTACCATTGTGTTTCTTTACCTTTTACGCCCAATTCGCCGTGCATGACGCTTTCGCCGCCGCAAAAGGGACAGGCTTTCAGATCCACTTTCTTCATGATGTTACCCCCTTGTTTCAAGATAGGCTTTCCACTGCTCATAAGCTATTGGGCATTGTTTACGCATCTCATTCAGCAAAGCAAGCATGCCGCCCACAAACCCAACAAAACCAACCACAGCAACCAACAAGAGTACAATCAAGATCATAATAACGCTCCTTTATATCCTGGGCGGCTTGCCGCCTGTCCTGAACCAACAGCCACTTCGATTTCACGGATCAGATAATTGGCTTTCTGCCTTTCTGGTATGGTCAGCCGTATGACCTCTCTGATCCTATCCATTTCTACCTTGGTAATCATCTTAAAATATTCCTTTCGTTGGTATCCGGCGCTTGCGCCCTGTGTCCTTGTAGGTGCATTCAGCGCACTTCATATCCAGCGGTTTGAAATCGCCTGTTTCCAGCGTATAGCTGCAATATCTCGTTGAGTCATTGCCGCCCAGATACTTGTAATACCTGCAACCACCGCAGGTTTCCTTGGATACGACATAAGGATCATTGCTCTTTTTCACTGTTGTTCTCCCTTCAATTCTTTGTCCAGGATCTTGGCAAATGTCTGTAGCGCTCTGCCGTGCAACTTGCAGATCCAACGGTATGTATAGTGCATTTCTGATGAAACTTCTTCAAGTGATTCATATTCTATGTATCTCAACTGCAAGACTTTGAGATAATCAGGATTGCGGACCTTTTCAAGCAAGCGGATGATCTGTGCTTTCTTGTCAATGTAGGTATCCACCTTTGCATTGATTTCCTTTTCCAGATCCACAATCTTTGCGATAGTGGAAGACATGCGATCATGAGAAGAACCGCCTGTCACCACATCCTGCTTTAACGTTGGCGTGATGCGCAGAAGTGATTCTCTCAAGCTATCAACGTTAGACAGCATACAATCAATCTGTGTGTCAAGCAGTCTGATTTGCATGAGATAGTCTTTCGCTTCCTTCACTGATGTTTCTTTCATTGCTACACCTCCTTTTTTCTACACATCAACCAAGCAATTTCTGTGTGCCGCTGCCCAACATATTGTCAAGGCTCAATTCCATGGTAACAATCTTGTAAGGCATAGTAGCTTCATAGATGCGCTTGTATTCGTCAATCGGTTTATCCAGCAGCTTTTTATCATTCATAGCTTCATACGCTTCCCAATGGATAGCGCTTATCCGGCTTTTGATCTCGCTGATGGAAGGCGGGAACTTGCATGCGCTGATAGCCTTATTCAAGGCCATGAACACAATGTCAGCAGGTACATCTGCAAACTGGATAGCCCAGATAGCAACCACGCCATTTGCTTCATCGGGTGTCATGTGCTTGTAGGCATTTGGATAAGCTGCTGTCAGGATTGCCAGGATCTTCACTGCTTCCTGTCTGTTCAATCAATCACCCCCTGTTGCGCCATCATCAGGAAAGGATTGGAACAAGGCGCTTCTTTCCTTTGGCTTGCTGGCTGTTGCTTTTTGTAGGATTGCTGTTCCAGCCTGTCAAAGATGATGCCTTTCCAGTTGCTTGCCATGCATTCATCAATCAGATCACACACAGCCTGTTCACCATAGGTCAGGTAGCTGTTTTCAACCTTGCGCAACAATGACTTCATGCCCTGTTCCTTGTACGGTTCCTTGCGTTCGGTTTTGTAGGTGATCCATTCAGCCATTTTTGACTGAATATCTTCTGACAGGATATAATCAGGCAGCAGACGGGAGAAAATGGTGTGTGTGGTTTCCTTTACACTCTTTTTCTCTTTCTTATCTTCTTCTTTTTCTTTATCTCTTTCTTTATCTTCTTCTGAAACAGCGACATAGGACGATGCATCGGACGATGTGTCAGACGATTTTTCTGCGATCAATGCACGCTGTGCCGCCCTCCTGCCCTGCTGGTATAAACGATCCCTTTCCTTTTTCTTTTCATAGGCATCAAGGGATTGATGCTTATTCCAATTGGGAATGGTAATAACGTTATCAACCACTTCGATCATGCCGAACTGCTCAAACGTTCTGATTGCAAGACGGACAGTGTTGATGTTGCGCCGAAAGATGGTTGACAGCATTTCTTCTGTGTATGGAATGCGGTTTGACATGAGGAAAACGCCGTTGTTATTCTGCTTTCCTGCAAGCGTCAGCAGCTTGAACCATACAACAATGATGCTGTCTGCATCAGGCAGTGATTCAATCAACAGAATCTTTTCATCATCGAAAATATCTGTCACAATCTTGATCCACTTAACATCAGCCATTGCCATCACCCTGCCTTGCCAATCTGTAACGCTTTACCATGCATTTTTCACCGTATCTGTTGTAGACGGTATCCATCTTGCCTGTGATGGGATAACCATTCTTTTTCAGTTCTGACACTCTGGATGCAAGGCGCATAACGCCAAGATCCTGCAAGGCTTCAAACTGTGTAATGCTTCCAAAGTCTTCTATGTACTGCAAAACTCGCTCTGCCTGCGTAGGTCTGCTGTTCTCCATTTTCTATCTCCTTCCTGTACTTCCTAATCCTCCTCTGTTGGGATTGCCCAGGTGAAGCACCTGCACAAAGCCTACTTTGGGCTGATGCTCAATAATCCTGAACTGGCAGATGCGCTCATTCTTAGCAATGAATGTATCGCGCACTGCGTATGCGGGGAAATGCCATTGGTCATCTTCGCCCTTGTACGATTCATCAATGATGCCGATGCTGTTTGCCAGCATGATGTGGTATTTGCGGAATGTGCTGGATCTTGGTGCCACCAGCGCTTCATAGCCCTTTGGCAGTTCCATTGCAACGCCAAGTGGGATCAGCTTATATTCACCTGCTGCCATATGCACATCTTCAGCAGCACGAAGGTCAATCCAGTCACCCACATCACAAGGTTCAATCGGCAGAATGTCCTTCAGGTACTTGATTTTTATGTCCATGTTTCTTCTTCCTCTCAAATTCAGCAATGCATTCCTGTTCGATTTCCTTCATCAGCGCATCAGTGTTAAGGTCTGTAAGAATCATGCACCAGGAAGATCTGAAGAACCGCCGCAGGTTTAACAGTTCACCAGTGCTTCCGTTTTTGAGATTGACCATAACAGCTTGGCGGTAATCGTCAGCCGCTTTTGCAATAATGGCATTCGCCAGATTGTCAAGGCCTTTGATACGCTCGGGATACATGGCATTGGTCTTTCTATCACGCTTCACGCATCCGCAGTCAGTGGTTTTGCCCGTTTCCAGCATGTGCGTTGTAACAATCAGCACATTGCCGCAATCACACTTGCAAAGATTCTGATGGTATTTCAGCGGATTGGTAGTCGGTCTTTTCATGACAACCAGAGAACCGAATCTCATTCCTTCCTGCTCTGATCCCCAATATCTGCTTGGCATTTTAATCTCCTTCCAAATCATGACCTGCTTCCCATTCACGGTACAGGTTCATCCAGTCTTCAAGTTCCATCGTTACCAGGATTTCAGCATTGTTCTTTTTGTGGAAGACAGCGGGAAGTTTGTCTTTCCCACCTGCTTCTGCATCACGCTTGGCCTGGGCGATCCACTCATACAAGCGCATGGTTTCCTGGTGCTTGGCTTCCACATGGATACCAGGAAGGCCAACCACATCTGACGCATCACCTGTGTTGCCGCAATATTGCGCTGTGCGCCTTGCCTGGTATCCGTATTCACGGAATCTGGAAGCCAACAGCCGTTCAAAACGTGCGCCCTTTTGCTTGCTGTTGGTCAATATCCATTACACCTCCCGCCTGTTCCACTTGCGCACAGCCTGTTCCACTGCAGGATGCATTCTGCTACCCATGCCGCAACGGTGACAACGGACAGAGCCACGCTCTTTGGGGAAATACTCTTCACTGCGGATTGCTTCACGACCATACAGAATGTCGATGTTTTCACATCCACAGAAGGGACAATACAGCAGAAACGGATTACTCATTTCATTCACTCCTTTTGTTCAACTCGGTCAAACGGATCATGGAAGCGGATTGTGATTCCCATTTCATCAAGCACCTTGTCAATGGCTTCCACACTGCTCAAGGTTTCACATACATGCTTGTCCATCGTGCAAAGCAACCTGAAAGCCCTCTTTGCACCGAAGCCCAGTTCATCCCTTGCTGCCAGACAAACCGCCGCATAGCACGTTTTAATGGCTGAATCACGCCCTGCATCAACGCCTTTGTAATATTCCTTTTCAAGGTCTTTAGGCGTTATGCCGTTCTGGCACATTCTGCGCAACATGACTTCCTGCGACTTGGGAAGGCTTGCTTGCTGTGGCTTCTTCCTGCGCTGCGCTCTATTAGACATGCTGTTACCTCCTTCAGATGCCGTTAGAACGGCAGATCGTCATCATCATCAACTTCCACAAAGCCGTTTACATCCGACTTGGGCAGGTCATCGGCCTTGCCTTCCAATTCTGCAACAGTGGGATTGCTGTCTTGGGCTTCACTCTTTGGAGTAAGGAACTCCACATCATCAGCAGTGACCTCCAGCGTTGCCTTTGTCGTGCCATCCTTGGCCTGATAGGTGCTGACAGATACAGCGCCAATTACGCAAATCTTGCGTCCTTTAGCAAGGAATTTTGCGCAATTTTCAGCCAGGCCACGCCATGCAGTAACACGGAAATAGTCAGCTTCAGGATGCTTGGCATCAGCACCAAGGCGCTTATTTACAGCTACAGTGAAGCTGCATACGGATACGCCACTCTGGGTAGTGCGCAGTTCAGGATCACGGGTAAGATTGCCAACGATAAAAACCTTGTTCATAATTAACCTTCTTTCTGCTGCCATACAAAGCAGCGCTTTCCAGATTTGCTGTTCTTGATTGCAATTGCAGTGATGCGCTTATTTTCGATCTTGATTTTTTCAACGTAGAATGTGTCAAAGCACTGCCAGCTTTTGCCGTCCTTCTTCAGTTGCAGCGCCGTACAGTCAGCAGATTTTATCCAGATAAACGGCGCAGTGTACAGTTCACGCCCAATGCCCCAGTTAAAACAGGCACGCTTGAAGCTGTCAGATGCAAGGCCTTTTTCCTTTTCGGTGTTGCTTTCCGTGCCAGTGTCTTCCTTATCAATCCACTGCTGCTTCTTTTCATCCCAGATGGACACGATGCAGTTTGCATTGTCCCTGGTGTGATGCCGCTGCCAGCCCAGTGAACCAACTGTTTCATCCAGAATGGCCTGATCGCATCGTGCGTCCTTATACAGAAGCAGTGACACGCCGTTTTCTTTTGCCTGGGCAACTCTCACTTCGATTTCGTCTGCCCTCAAGTCACGGAACTTACACATTGTTCTTTCTCTCCTTATTTGATGATGGGATTGTAATGCGTTACCAGTGTGCAGCCTTCAATGATTTCGCCAGCCTTTAGCGCTTCCTTGATAGCTGCCTTGTCAGGTGCAATCATGGTTTTGCAGGTCAGCAATTCTTGCGGGATCTTGCTTTCGTCTGCAATGTCCACTCTTTCAGACTTTCGGAAATTTACCGCGCAACGCCAGGTATTGAACTTCTGTCCATCGCATGCCATCGCAAGCCATTTCTTCAACTGCTCAATCCTGGCAAGCGCCTTCTTTTCGCGTTCTGCGAATGCATCCTTTTCTGCCTTATAGGCGTTTGCATCAGCAGTCAGATTCTTGATCCACAGTGCAACAGCTTCTACCTTGTCAGCCCTTGCCATTTGCAATGCATCCAAGCGTTCCTGGTCAAGAATTTCACCGCTTTCCATGTCGATACAAGACATGATCTCTTGGTCGATTTCGTATAGAGTAGCCAACGTTTTACCTCCTCAAATTGCAGCAATCTTCTTTGTTATGATTAACGGCTTCACGCCAATAGTCATAATGTTCTGTCACATCTTCACAGACCGATATTTCATCAAAGCCCGTGACCTTTGCCAGGTATTCAATCTTCTTTGCCAGCGGAAGATGCTCATATCCGGCATGCTTCACCGTGTATTCGGAGTAGTCCAGCGGAAGCCATTTCTTGATCCAGTGGTTCACTCGCAGGAACTCCACGATGATCTTATTGCAGCGAATGCTGTTCAAGCGGTCATAATCAACCACCTGTGGCACAAACGGTGACAGCCGCACAGCCACATCAAAACCATTCGCATGCAGTGTTTCAATCGCTTTGATTCTCCTTTCCGTATTTACTGCCTTTTCGCAGGGAAGCCATGTCGTGCTGATCTGGATATGCGCTTTTTCCTTGTCAAGAATGCTCATATAATCACAAATCAGGTCAGACTTGGTGACAATCAGATAGCCAATATCGTACTTGTTCAGCAGCATGATGGTTGTTTCAGTGATTCGCAGGTCTTCTTCCATTGGCTGGAAGCAATCTGTCATGCCGCCCAGGCGCAGGATGGTGTCTGCAGGTAGCTTTGCAATCTTGCGTTCGATCTTGTCAATGTCAGCAACAGCAGGTTCCTTTGCATCCCACAGGTTTCTGAAGTTCAGAAGCGATTTAGCGTAGCAGTAGGAACAATCGTGCTGGCATCCGCAGCCGTAAGTGTCAAGCCGTGCATTGTAGTGACATTTGGTGCCTTCGTTTCCCTTTACTTCCTTATAGAAGCTCTTGTACTCTTTCATGTTTTCGACCTCTTTCTATTTATTGAGGTCAAAAACGGCTATCATCCCTTGCGCTACTTCTTACATCCTGTAATACCTACTCTGGGGACGCATCAGCATTTCATGTCGAATGAATCCAACCAGCGCTTCGGTTACGGTCCAGCCCATGCGCAGTGTGAATGCCACAACCAGCACACACAAGGCGATTGCTGCCAGGATCAGAACCACAATTGCTGCATTCATTTCTTCCACACTCCTTTAGAAATCCAGGTATTCATCCACATCCACCCTGTAATCACTCTCAAGGCAGTCAGGGCAAATGATTCCTTCGTTGACCAGGTAGTAATGGGATTCTATGTACTCATCGCAGTGTGTGCAGCGCGGTCTGCGCTTCAGCTTCCTGTACTGCTCCGCTTCCCAACGGTCATAATCAGCAAGTGGATCATCCGTGTACCACATCTTCATTACCTCCCTTTTGACGGATCATTTCTTTGCCGTACAGCGCAACAGCACGCTTCACTTGTTCTTCACGCTTCTGTCTTTCATGGTCATCAAGGATAGGCCTGTAAACCACGACTTCAACCCGTCCATCAAACAGGGTGTATGTATGAGTGGTCATGCCATTGACGCTGGGTGTCATTTGTATCACCTCTTTAAATAACGCTTAAAGCGTAATATTGATGTAAAAAAATTAACCATTCCACGCAATGTCATCATAGGTCAGGCCATACAACGTACAAAGCGGTTCGATTTTGTCAAGCTTTGGCGTTGTTTTCCCGTTTTCCCATGAGCAAACGGTCTTTTTTGTCACATTCAATGCCTTTGCCACCTGTTCTTGCGTCAAATCTGCGTTTACTCGCGCCGCTTTCATTGTGATCCGCATACGCTTCATCTCCTTTCTGTTACGCTTAAAGCGTTTTTACAATGCTAGTATACAAGTATCCAAGCGTATTGTCAAGCCCTTAAAGCGTAAAAATTTTAAATTTCTATTGAATTTTTTACGCTTTGGGTGTATTATATAGAAGCAAAGGAGGTGATATAAATGAGTGCATTGGGAAACAAGGCCATTATGGCTAAAAATCTAAAATTCTATATTGAGAAATCCGGCAAGGACAGAAGAGAACTGGCGGAAACATGGGGATTCCCATATTCAACCGTGTCTGAATGGATTACTGGCAGAAAGTATCCAAGAATCGACAGGATAGAAATAATGGCTGATTACTTTGGAATCCAGAAATCTGATCTGATAGAAGAAAAGATGACGGAGGAAAAAGAAAAGGACAATGACATCATGGCCGATATCATTGTCCGTATGAGAATGGATGAGGATTTTCTATCTTTAGTTGCTTCCCTTTATTCGCTTGATTCCGTAAAAATCAAAAGCGTAAGGGAAATGTTAGACGCTTTTGCGAAGTAAGCGCAGAATGAGATCCAGCAAGGTTAGATCGTTCGATTTTTCTAATAGTTCGGTAATTTTCTGAATGTACTGTTCTTTCGTCACGGGGATCTCAATCCTTTCTGATATAGGGCAATGAGAACGAATGTTCTTGTTGTTATAGTACACTGAAAATTATTATTTTGCAATACCATTTGCGAAATTCTGAACATTGAAATTTCTGAAGGTAAGGTACGGGAGCGCCCACAGCACCACCTGAAACGCCCCCGTACCAGGGATGATAGGCCATTTCTGACCCAGCTATAGCCTATCATTTTGTAAGTCAAAATTACAGCCAAAAATAAGGGGAAAATACACGAAAATAAAAGGAATATTCCCCTAATGTATAAGGGTAAAACCCCTAATTTGATTCACAAAATGGAGAGTATATTATGAAAAGGAAGTCAGATTTTTCCATGAAACCCTACAATAGATGCCTTTCCTGCCCTCATAGGAAGGTTCGCTGTGACGGCCCCAGAACCGCAGGCCTGGAATTAGCCCGTTGGTGTGAGTATATGCGCGATATGAAGGAAGTAAATGACTTGACAAACGCAGAGATTGCGGAAGTATCAGGCGTTTCTATCAAAACAATTGAACGTATCATGGCGCTGAACTCTGACCAGGATATTATGCGTGATACTGCCAGAAGGATTGAGAACGCCATTATTGGTTCTACCAGCAAATATCCTTGCTATCTGGCTTTTGAAGAAGAAAATCTTCCTGACGAACAAAGACTAAACGATGCGTTGCGCGAATTGGAACGCGCATTGGATGATAATAAGGATTACAGGGAAGCGCTTGATAAAATCCATGCATCATACAACATGGAAATGCAAACGATCCGTGATGACGCGCAAAAGAAGATAGATTTCCTTATGGGGGAGATTGAAAGACTGCGCAGCGATGTAGAACATTGGCGCTTTGAAAATGACCGCAAGGGAAAGTTGATTGATATGTATATGGACAAAATTGTATCTAAATAAATAGGATAACAAAAAGGGGAAGATGGAATTGACAACTATAGAATTTGATGATGCATTAAAAGCGGTAAACGTATTATCGGATGATGCATACATCATGTATCTGCGAAAATCAAGGGCAGATAACCCGCATGAATCTGTGGAAGAAGTGCTTGCAAAGCATGAAACAATCTTGCAGGAATATGCAGTAAGGGAACTTGGTGGACGCATACCAGAACACTGCATCTTCCGTGAAGTGGTTTCAGGTGAGACGATTTCAGAAAGGCCTGAAATGCTTGCTGTGCTTGCACAGATTGAAAACCCTAAATTGAAGGGTGTGCTTGTGGTAGAACCACAAAGGCTTTCCCGTGGTGATCTTGAGGATTGCGGAAAGGTAGTAAATGCATTCCGCTATTCTAAAACAGAGGTTGTAACGCCTAACATGACTTACGACCTTACAAACAAGATGGAGCGCAAATTCTTTGAGCAAGAATTGATGCGTGGTAATGACTTTCTGGAATACACCAAAGAAATCTTGCTTCGTGGGCGCATAGCTGCTGTGAAAAGAGGATGCTATCTCGGCAATACAGCGCCATTGGGCTATGATAAAATTGTAAATGAAGATGGCGATCAAACGCTAAAACCGAACGATTATGCATCTGCCGTACTGATGGCCTTTGAAATGTATGTGAATGAAGGGAAAACATACCTGGAAATTGGAAGGCATTTTGACAAGCTGGGAATCAAGCCACAAAAAAGCAAGGTATGGGAAAAATGCTCTATCAGGTTTATGCTGAAGAACAGACATTATATTGGCCTGGTGGTGTTTGGCGCTCATAGAACAGAAAAAACGGTTGAGAATGGCGAAGTAATCACAAGGCGCAGCCGCCCGACAACCCCAGAAGAAACGATTGTCGCAAAGGGTAAGCATCCGGCTATTATTCCGCTTGAACTGTTTGAAGCAGCACAAAACAAGATGAATAATAACCCAAGGAAAAGACCTGATACAACCTTGAAAAACCCGCTTGCTGGCATCATGTTCTGTCACCAGTGCGGAAAAACAATGGCACAGCATCCATACAAGCACGCCAGGACGCGCATTGAATGCCGCAACAGAAACGGATGTGGCGCAAAATCAACCTTCCTGGATGAAGTTGTAGAAGCTGTGGCGCTAACCCTTGAAATGGAACACTTGCCTGATCTGGAAGCTAAACTGAAAAACGATGAAGGAAAGTCTGCTTCCATTCAGAAGAAACAGCTTGAAAAGATGTACAAGGAACTGGAAGAAATGCAAGCCAAGGAAGAACGGCAGCATGACCTTCTGGAAAGCGGCACATACACAGAAGATGTGTTCCTCAAGCGAAACAAAGCGCTGCATGCTCAAATGGAAGAGTTGAGATCTAAAATCTTTGAAGCAAAGCAGAACATTCCAAAGGAAATCGACTATGCAGAAAAGATCGTAAAACTAAAAGAAGCCATTGCAAGCTTGCGCAATGACGATGCTACACCTGAAGCGCAGAACAGGCTTCTGAAGGCGATTGTTGAACGTATTGAATATGAATTTATCGCCAGGGAAAGTCACGGGAAAGTTGCGTATAGATTGCACATTCAGTTGCGTCTGTAATGGTAGAACAAAGGGGATATTTTTTTATGCAGCATGTGTACAACAAGGATAGTTAGGTTCGTCAGCTTAACCAAGATGTACACATTGAAAGATCGTTGATATAGCAAAGAAAACAGATTGAAAAGTAGGCAGGGGAAATGCTCCCCTGCTTTCTTTTTGTACTACTGTTGACAAAATATCAAAATCGTGGTATGACCTTGGCAGATAGATTATTCGGAGGTTTGCAATGTATACGCTTGATAATCCTAATATCATACATATCACGGAACAGATTTACCGTGGCATCCAGCGCAAGCACGTTGAAAACCAGGGCTGGAAGATTGTTCTGGGATCTGAAGAATATCTTTTTCGCAATTTCCAGGAAGCCCAATTCGCAATTGACCGAATCCATCAGGATTGTGAAAACTGGTATGGCGGCGAAAAGCTGAAGACAAAGCAATTATAAACAGGAGAAATATATGTTGCTAATCATCGTGGTTGTTGTTGGCATTGCGTGCGGCGTTTTTCTTTGGGTTAATTATAAGAAAAACAACAAAATGGAAGATGAGATTGATAACACGGAAGAAGAAATAACAATCAAATACGCACGTATTGTCGGTAGTGAATGTCAGAAGTCAATAATAAGCGCAATCATCAGAAGTGTAATAGGTACAAGTGTAGGATTTTATGCCAGTAGTTATTTATTCGAGGGGGCGTTTATCGGACAAATTTTCATTATGATTGGTGGCGTTGCAGGGGCTATTATAGCTAAAAATAAATACTCAACAATCTTTCAGGTTGAATATGCTGATGGATTACAGGAAACAGTTATTGTTTCTAACGAATCCAATGAATTTGATGAACTTTGTAAACATCTTGAGAAATAAAAAAGGCTGGGGATTTCTCCCCAGCTTTTCTTGTTATCCGTGATGGAAGTATTCAATTTTGTCCTTGATGTTTGCAATATCGTTTTCAACCACAGGCATTCGTTTTGCAAAGTTATTGTGTTCTCTTACTTCCCTTGTCAGTTCACTGATCTTTTCATCAGTGACCGCCTGATGCACAGCCAGCTTGACTTCCATGTCTTTGCTGATTGTCTTTGCATTTTTTTTGGAAGTGACAATAACCCCAATAAGCGTTAAAACGCCTGTGATAGCCGCTGCAATGATCGCTTCCATAACCATCTTTCCTCTCAATTTATTCTTTGTATCCGATAGCAAGCCAGCCAACAGATGTGTTGGTGGTGCCGTTACGGGTGACATAAGCGTCAAAGCCCGTGACCGTGATATTTGCTGATGCATTGCCAGAAACCGATGTGCCAGGAACCGTTGTAATTGCCGTTGTTAATACCATCGGAATTGAAGTGTATGCAACAGCAAACTTTACTGCTTTTGCCGTTGGAGTGTCTTTCACTGGTGTTATGGTTTCAACACCCCATTGAATCAGCAAGCCGTTTGAGAATTGCACACGGCCTGATCTGTTGCCGTGTACAACAGGATCACTGGTGACAAATTCATCACCGCCATTTGCCCTTGTTACCTTGACATTGGCATCAAAGACAAGGTTTTGTGTGCCGGACAAATACCGCCATACGCCATGCCCTCTTGCGGTATCCCAGCAGCCAATGGATGTTACACTGTTTCCGCTTGCGCCGTACAGCTTGCAGTTGTGTACATTCGCCGCATCTTCAGTTGTCTGGAAGTATATGTCCTTTTCTATATCAGACTTTTTGACACCGCCCATGTATATGTATTGGTTGATGCTCATTGGCAAATCAATTTCCAGGCCTTCTTCCAGTTCTGACACCTTACCAAAGGCCATGCCTTTGCCGCTTGAATTAAAGTCAATCAAGGTGAAGGCAGTGGCAACTTCAGCAAGGGCTGTTGTCGTGCTGAAAAAGTCAGTCAGTGAAAGCCGCAAGTCATAGGAAGCATCAGTGTTCAGGTTGATGTTCAGCAGCATATTGCTGTCATAGGAATACACACTGCCTGTTGAAGCTTGTGTCCAGGTATCGCTGCCCTTCTGCCTGTATTCAACAACATAGCTTTTGCTGTTTTTGTTGCTTACAGGCGCAACGCTGAATTTGATTCTTGCCAGTGCCATTGTGCCATTATCATCAGCAGCCCCAAGGCCATTTGCCCTTACAGCAGTGAATGTGTTGATCTTTGGCGCTGTATAGGCAATTACAGCAATTGTCCTGGTAGTGCTGGCAGTTCGCCCACGGCTATCTGTAACCGTGATTGTAGCTGTCCTGTTTCCGGCTGTGCCAAGTGTGCTGGTTGTTGGCGCTGATCCCGTGTACGTTTTGCCATCAATAACTGTTTTGTATGCCTTGATGGTTGAACCAAGCGCCCCAGCAGCCGTGATTGTCACTTTGGCCTTTGACTTGCTTTGCACAAAACCGCCGAACTGTGCATTGATGCCTGACACCGTTTCAGCAATGGTCACGCCTGAAATGGTAGGCACGACAGATGCAGGAACGGTCAGCGTGAAGTTCTTAGAAACAGCAGATCCAATCTTTGTGCTGCCTGAATAGGTTGTGACAGTGACCTTGGCTGTGCCGCTTGTGGCGCTGGGAATAGCGTTCAGCCAGCTTGTAGGAATGGCATAGCTGGTAGATGTGCCAACGCCCGTTGTTGTCTTGGAATAGCTTCCAAAGCTAAATACAACAGTGTGCGTGAAGCTGCTTGCCGCCCTGGTGATATTGACTGTGCAAGCATTCGTGCCGTTCACGCTGACAGAGGATGTAACACTGCTGATGGTGGATGCCCTTGCTATGGTGTTGAAGGTGCCGTTGCCGGATGCCGTGATATTGCCATAGTAAGTGCCGGACAGCGTAACATTGATTCCTGCTGTGGCAGAAAAAGAACAGGTCTTTGTGCCATTCGCATTGTGGGCAACAGTGACCGTTTTTGTGTACAGTGTCTTTGTTTGGTTGCCTGACAGCGCAGCCGTGAAGCTGAAGGTGTACTTTGTGCCGTTGATTGTCAGACTTCCTGATTTGCTTGCACTGGAATTGATGGTGTAGCTGCTGCCAGTGGACACAAGCTGCACTTTGGCTGTCACGCTGGAAGTGTTGTTTGCCACCGACTGTGAACCGACTGACCATGCAATCTGAAGGCGGTATCCTGTTCTGATTGCTTCCTGAATGGTGCCTGATGTTGCCATGTTCTGCCCTCCAATCTTTATAGATCAGAAGGCCTATCATCCCTTAAATCTTCTTAAAAGACAGATTTCCGTTATCTCTGGGCATGAATGCGAAGTTGCCAAGCTGTAAGCTGTGAAGGATCTGTGTATCTGTCACATACAGCTTGCGATTGCTGAAGTAGGCCACTTCTGCACCATCCTGAAGGAAGCTGATTCTGTCATTGCTGATCTGCAATTCCAGTTCGTTGCCTACTTCGCCCAGCAGGATCATGCCATCTACAAAGCGGATGTACTTCCTGATTTCTTCAAACTCTGCATCTGTGCCGTTTGCAACAGCTTCAATATCCTGGCTGAATTGGTTGAACTGGATTTCAAAGCTGTTTTTCGTCTGCTCTATGGTGGTGCTGACAGACGAAACAAGGGCATCTGTGTCTTCCTTCAGATAGTAGTTTTCAGCCACAGTAGATTGGATGTTCTCTGCTGCCACGCTGATAGAAGCTTGCAGGTTTTGTTCCACATTGTAAATGGCTTCAGATTGCGTTTTAGCGGTCTGTTCCATTGCCCGAAGAATCTGTTGTTGCTGGCCTGAAAGTCCCTGTACAGCCCCACTGAAGCCTTCTATCACGCCGCCAAGCGTCAGTTTGTTTGACGCAGGTTCAAACAGTTTGATAGATAGCTTGCTTACCCTGAAAAGCTGGCCTATGCCATGTGGGGCGCTTGTCACTCTGACTTGTGTGCCAAGATGGAATGACGAAAAAGCAGTGTCCACTGTTGCCAGGTCAGCAGCCGTTAATTCAACGGTTTCAGGCAGGTTGACAAGATCTGCAAGATGTGCTTGTCCTTTGGTTAGAAGGTTTGCAGCTTCGGTCACATCGTCAAAAATGACCGTCTTGACAATTGTGCCATATTGTGCTTTGGCTGTTTCATCCACGATGTAATCAAGACCATTATTCACTTCCGCAATGGTCAATCGCACATCGGTTTCTTTGTCTTCTTCATCCTTCAGCTTTGCGCCAAGGGGAATGACAGCCGTTGCAATATCAGCGCCCTTGCGAATGCGTTTCAGATCCAGCAGGTTTTTACCAAATGTGATTGTCTGTGGTGAAAGCAAGGTAACGTCTTGCAGATAATCAATGTAATTGATGTATCCTTCATGGCGCACAACAATATACCCGCCCAGCAGGTCAATCAGCTTGCTTTTCAGTTCCGTCCAGGTGTCGGTATGGTTGATGTTTGACCGCACAATATAATCATTGGCATCCGTTACAGTGACATTGCCAACAGTAAACCACTTGCTTTCTTCCACCTGTTCATTGTGTCTGGTTACAAGCAGGTTCAGAAAACCGCTGACAGTGCCGGAATAGTCATATGGGCGCTGGATGCTGTCAATCAGGAAGGCCAGTTCACCTTCGCAGGAAATGATCTTTTCATTGTGCCAGCCAACTTCGTCATCCAGCACACGCCCACGGAAAAGCAGGTAATCATCCTGGTACAGGGTGATGATGCTTTTCATCTTGTGAATCATGCCGTAATACGGATGATCGGAAGGCAAGCCAAACACAAAAGAACCTGTCTTGTTTTCTTCCAGTTCCACAGACGGATCAAGAATTTTCAGGCCTTCAAGGCGGTCATTGTAAAGCGTTAAGCCATCGCAGTATAGCCTATACATTTACAGCATCGCCTCCTGCCATGTGAAGGTGATGTTACCAACACCTGTGACAGTAACAGTGTTTTCACCTTCCGTCAGTTCCAGATCAGGCAGTGTGTAGCTTCCGCTTCCCAAATCCCATATGTTATAGGTCTGATATACAATGTTAAGGCTGGCATCTGCTGTGATGGAGATTTCCGGCACAGCACGTTTTCTGCCGTTTGTCAAGGTGATGACTTCCGTGCCATTTACAGCCTTGCTGACAACGGTTTTTGCAACCTTGTATTTGTACGGCTCACATTCACACTCCACACTGACAGTGCCAATTCCCTTGTCATTGGTAAAGCTACTCACAAAGCACCTTCCCATATAGAAAAAGGAAGGATCATCGTCCAGGATGATCCTAACCTTTTTGCCATGGATAGCGTTTTTGATTTGGGAAAACTGTGTCAGGAAGGTTTCTTGTGGTTCAATGCTTGTAAACTGGAATTTGTGTTTTACATCATCATACTTCGGTTCGCCAAAGAAGTCTGTCAGATCCAGCGCACTGTCTGCGCCTGGAATGTCAATCTTGTTCACCTTTACTTCAGGTGCGCCCATTTCCTTTGATTCAAGAATCAGGCGCAGGTCACGGTATGAATGCAATGTACCAAAGATTATTCCTTTCACTATCATTTTCCTTTCTTTTTAATTAGCCTTCTCGAAGGTAAGAAGCACAATGCCAGGTTCAGCCTGTTTTACCATGGTAAGCACAGAATAGCCTTCAAACAGCTTGTCACCCTGGTTTTCGCTCTCACGCTTCAGCCATTCAAGACCTTCAAACTCTGCCGCGATCTGCGATATGGAATCATTGGTAGACATCTGCATGTACAGTGTTCCCGTGCTTACTGTGTCAATCCAGTCAACATTGTATGTGTATCCGTTACTTGTTTTCAGCAGCATTTGCGTTAACCTCCAGCATTTTTAACTGCATATCTTCCTTCATCTGTTCAAGCGTCTGAATGGAAGCAAGCAAGCAGTCAAGATTTTCCCTGCCACGCACAGTGACCTGATTGAGTGTATAGATGATCCTGTTGATTTGCTTAACATACTGATCCATTTTGCATTCCTCCATTACGATGCCAGAACAACCATTGTTGCAGAGTTGCCATCGGCATCTGTGTATTTGAGTGTCTTTGCTTTGAAGGTTGCATCTGTCACTGTCAGTACCGAACAATTGACGTTGTGAGCAGACAGTTTGCTTGTCGAAATGCTGGTGCTGATCTGATTGGTAATGCTGGCAAGTTCACTGCTCAATTTGCTTGTTGTGACATAACCAGACAGATTAATCTTGCTGGCCTTAATGGTGACTTCTTCAGCGGTTTGGTTGATGGAAGAAATCACGCCATCCTTTGACACCTTGCTTGTGATTGCATTTGCATTGATCGTGATAGCAGCTTCAGCTTCAGACACACGGTTTGTCAGTTCGTCAACAGTAGTCGTTGTCGCTCTCAACAGGATTTCAGCTTCCAGCGCATCCATGTCAAATTCAACAGTAGACAAGCGCTGTGTTACATCATCGTAGTTTTCAATATAGACATTCAAAGACTTTTCCGTCTGCTTGATATGGTTGCTGTTTGCACCGCTCCGCTTGCTGCTTTCTGCCACACTGCCAGACAATGTTTGTTCAATCTCGCCGAAGGTATAAACAGTGTTTTCAGGATCGAAAAGATCAATGTCAATCGCAGAACAGATCATTTCCTTGTCGATCCCATGCGGCGCGGAATATACATGCACTGTATCGCCCAGATGGATTGTATCTGTGTCCACATTCAGCAGGTGAAGATCAACCGCTGTGATGGTCAGTGTATCGAGTGTGGCGGCATTGTTTAGCTTTTCCCGCGCCAATTCAAGCAGTCGTGCCGGATTGGTAATGTTGTGCCAAACATAATGCTTGACAATCCTGCCGTACTTTGCTATGCCTTCTGCGCTTTCAATGTAATCCTTCCCATTGTTGACAGATTCAATGGTCAGTGTGTCATTGCTATCTTCCAGATCACTCAAAGGCACAAGCACAGTAAAAATGTCCTGCGCATTGATATGGTTTTCGATGTCCAGCAGATTCACGCCAAATTCAATCTTCTGGTTGCTGGCTTCATTGTACTTGTCCAGATAATCGATGTAGCGCACGCCATCTTCACGCCGGACACGCAGGAAGCCGCCGTATCTATTAAGCAGGAAAGAACGCATTTCATTCAGCGTATCACGATAGTCAGTGCTCTCTGTGTTGAATGTGTTTTCATCCGTAACAGCAGAAATTGTACCGATTACAAACTGTTTGTCAGCATCCACCTGTGCATTGTGGTTTGCAATCATCAGCCGGAAGAAATCAGCAGCCTTTCCGTCAAACTTATACGGCCTTTGCAGACTGTCCAGCAGGTAGGACAATTCGCCTTCGCAGCGAACATCATTCTGATTGTAGAAATCCACTGTAGCTTCATACGCTCTGCCACGGAAGATTTCTTCGCCATCCTGCTCCACTGTGATAACGCTTTTCATCTTGTGCAGCGCATCCTTCATGGCATGAACAGGTGGCAACATAAAGGAAAGCGCATCGCTTTTGTTGATCTCATACTTCAGCTTTGGCGATATAATCTGATATTCTGCATCAGAAAGGGCAGGTGAATATAACACCTGCCCATCTACTTTGATAACATACATTTACAGCACCTTCTTTCCTGTGATGAATCGTGCTGTTTTATAAGGCTCTACCTCTGCTGTAATGACAACATCCGCTGTGTGTGCACCCGGCTCCCAGGATGCAATCTTTGCACGTCCTGTGTACCTGTATTCGTTGTCATCATCCAGGATAATTTCAACGATCTTGCCGTGCAGGTGATTGAGAATGTCAGTGTACACCGTTTCCCATCTGTCACGGTGACAGTGCAAAGTAAACTGGCACTTGATTTCTCTCTGCTTGTAATGCACCTGGCCTGTCAGTGCTTGCGTCAGATCAATGATAGCATCCGATCCAGGCACTTCCACCAGCTTTGTTTTCGGTTCGGGAGGGCTGACAACAGGAAAGCCCTTCAGCAGCAAGCCCCAATCCCAATAGCTGTGCTTGCCGTTAAATGTTACACCCCGCATTTACATCACCCCCTCGCATCACGCGCCGCTTGCAGCCCAAGGCCGATGTTGATCCTCGGCAAGAGCCTACCAACAAGCACACCGTCATTCAACGTCACACTGCCTGTTGTGATCGTAACGCCACTCATGCCATCTTTGACAGCCTTTTCTATTGTTTTACCATCAAGCGTAGCTTCAAGCCTCGTCATAACGCCTTCCAATCTGCTAATAGTATCACCCTGCTGCAAAATCGGACCTTGCCAGTCGGGTGCATAGTTTTTGTAGTTCTGCTCGTTCAAATAGTCCTGTAATGTTGGCGTGGGCGCCGTTAATGCGTCCACAACATCCATAACCTTTTGCATTTCCGTTGTTGTAGCAGGATCATTGAAAAATTCTTCAGTTCTGCGCACATTGCGTTCAAACATATCGGTTTTTGTCTGGTTGTACCACTTCTTCAGATTTGTAAACCATTTTGTATTTTGTGCCGCAAAGTCAATAAACGCATCTTCCGCTTTTTCTTCTGCGCCTTGTGCTGTGTCCATCATGTTTGCCATGGCGTTTTTGAATGATCCGTATTCCTGCGCCCACACAAGAGCATTCCATACTTCATTTTCTGTGATGTCGTGAGCTGTCAGCATATCATTGATGATGGTGTTACGGTATTCCTCCAATTCTTCATTGGTCGTTGGCTGATACGTTGAATAATCCGTTTTGGGTTGTATAACATCATTGATGTATTGAAGCCCTGACGCAAATCCTTCCATTGTTGCATCTTTACCGAAAATAGAATTTTCAAGCAGTTCACGGATAAAAACACCATTTTCAACAAGTTGGCGTGTTTCCTGGGCGTTAAGCTGGTCATAACCGCTAATATCTGTCCAAGCCTTAGTAGCTTTAAACAATTTTGAATCAACACCCATAATATTGTTGCCAAGCACTGTTAAGCGCTCAATAACTTCTTCCATTGGTGTGCCTACGCTTAAAAGCTGGTCAGCCGCCATCATCACGGAATTAAAGGAAAGTGGCGTGTTTTTTGCGAACTCTTTCAGGGAATTTGTAAATTCTTCCGCTTCTTCAGATGAGATATCCAACTTTGTTTGATATGATTTTGTATACACTTCCATATCTTCGTTGCGTTCAGTACCCACAGAAATTAAATTTCCAATATAATCAACAATCTTTTTCCATGCAAACGTACCGGCCGCGACTGTTGCATTGGATATTGGCAAAATGGTATTATTGCCGCTTTTTGTTGGTGTGCTTGGTGTTGTGCTTGGTGTGATGCTTGTGCTGCCAGTTGTAGGGCTGGTGCTGCTACCGCCTCCCAATTTTCCTGCAAGCGTGTCTGCTTTTTGCATGAGCGCATCAATCTTTTCTTCCGCTTCTTTACAGTCAATAGTAATCTTCCCGACAAGCGTAAAGAGATCCATGGTCTATCACCCCATTTTGTAAACTTGACAATTTTCTGTTTTTGTGCTTATATGCACTTGGAATATGGTGCTGTGTAGGAGGTATCACATGAAAAGAACATTGTGCGTCATTATCTTGTTGGTTTCGCTTCTCTTTCCGTTGCATGCGAGTGCTGACACAAGCACAGAAACGATAGACGCTTGTAAAGTGCTGCTCGAAATGATATTAGAACCTAACGATGTTTCAAGCTATGACATTGTCAGTGACAACTCAGGATTCATTATTTATGAAACGATTGATGGAGCGTTTTTCAGTTGTCTTTCGTATGCAACAGGATTAGTTGATACCGCGCAATGGGATAGTTTGATTTCGTCAACGGTTGATTATATGGAATCCATACGCAATTTCATTTACGAAGTTTCAGGTGAAAACCTAAGTCTGCTTTACGTTATGTCTGATACTTCCTGGCGTGAAGTTCCTTATCTTGTCATATATAACGGAACAGTGATATATGACAGCATGCCAACCTGGTCTTGGTTTTTCAGCAAAGGCGAATAACAAAAGGGACGGTTTAACCGCCCCTTTTTTGTTACCGAACATTCCCGCGCTTTGTATGTTCCCAACGATTTGCAAGCCCTGTGTCAACAGCAGGAAGCAGCGAACCAACCAATGCACCAGCATCAAGTGTCACTGCGCTTGGCATGGCTCTATCCAGGAAGTCCATTAGCCGTTCAAACTGTTCTATCAGCGCCCTGACAACAGGCTGATCGTTTTCCTTGACAGCATCCTTGATGTATGCTTGCAAGGTTTCAATGGGAGCAACAGCTTCTTTGCCAGCTTCACCGCCACCAAGGAAGGTATTGCCGGACATGCCGAAGATTGTCGGTTTGTCAAGCACTGCACCTTGAGCATTCCACTTGACATTGAAGGAAGGCAGTTTACCCTTGCCAGCAATGCCAAATGGCGCTTTGCCGCCACTGACAGAGATTTTCGGGATCTTCAGATTGCTGAAGATTTTGCCGATGCTCAAAGGGAACAGGCCTTTGATTTTCTTGATTGCCTTGCTGACAGATTCCCTTGCGCCATCAATCTTGTCTGCAATGGTATCTTTGATTTTTCCAAAGGTGTTTTGAACAGTTTTCAGCACACCCTTGAAATCATTGAACTTGCTTTTGATACCATTGACAGCAGAACTGCCAACAGACTTGATCTTGTCCCACATTTTGATCCAGAAATCACGGAATCCCTTGTTGTTATTCCACAGATAGATGAATCCTGCGACAAGGCCAGCAAGCAAGCTGATGACAAGGCCAATTGGATTTGCACGAAGCGCAGCGTTGAACAGCAGGATTGCTGCACGCACGCCCTTAATGGCCTTGGTAGCAGCGGACATAATGGCGCTCCATTTCAGCACAAGCAGGAAGGAACCCACGCTCACTGTGGTTGCTATGATAGCAGCCTTCCAGGCATCCACTGTATTTTTGTTGTCCTTCATCCACTTCTTAGCGTCCTTGACCTTTTGAATGAGAGATTCCAGCTTTGGCACAGCAGCGCTGACCATGCCAGCAACGCCGTTTTTAATGGCTGTTAGGATAGGTTCTCCCACACGGCCTAACTCTGCAAAAGCATCTGTAAGGCGCTCTTGGGATTTCCTGGCTTCCATTACATCCTTGTTTGTTTCCTGGTACTGTGTAGCTGCTTCTCCGTAGGTATCCTTCAGCGTCTTCATGATAAGGTCTTGCCGTTCTTCCTCATTGGAACACGCTTCAAGTTTTTTGTTGAAATCCTCAACAGTGATACCTGCCCATTCCAATCCGTCTGCCAGACTGCCCTGCACCTCTCCCAAAGAACTTGTATGCACAATTGCTTCGTACAAGCCCTCCAGGGGAAGGCTCTGACCGTACCTGGCGAAGATCCCTGTGCCGATTTGCGTTAGTTCGTTCATTTCCTTTTCGTTATCGGCAATCAGGGCAATGTGCTGTGCAGCTTCCACAGCCTGTTCTGTGTCACCCAGCACAGCGTTCAGTTCTGAATAGGTGTTCTTTGCTTCAGTAGAGGAATGCCCAGACGCTTGAAAGGCGCTGTCAAGCAAGCCCATCTGCGCCCTGTATTCTCTTGTGCCTTCAATCGCAGCGATCCATGCACCGCCAAGCGCAGCGCCAGCAGTGACAACAGCTTTTCCGATGCCCAAAGCAACGGTACCGATTTTGCCAAAGGCATCATTTAGCTGGTTGCTCGTCTGATCTGCTTTATTGCCTGTATCGTCAAGTGCTTGAAGGGCTTGATCGTTTTCAATGGCGATTGTTCCTAATAGTTTGAATACATCCAACGCTTTCACCCTTTCTAATGGGTGAAACGCCTATCATCCCTGAAACAGATTGTCAATGATATTGTTTATGCCATCTTCAGTCAAGTCAGCATCGCTTGCTTTCTTGGTGGTGCTGTCAGTGCCACAGTGCTTCTTCTTCCAGTCATTGAAGTTATCGCTTGAATAGCTGTGAACGTATGCCACCCACAGCATCCATTCATTGTTCTTTTCTGCTTCTGCCTTCCTGCGCTCATATTCCGCTTCCAGGAAGCCCTGCACGAACGTTCCAAACCGTCCTTGGTTAATGTACCTATTCATCAAGTCCAAGGGATTGCTGTATGCTCGATACAGCAAATCCCAGAACTTGACTTCACCTATCAGGACAATTTGGAAAGTACCTTGAAAAAACTTGCATTCTTTTCATTCTTCACAATGTCCCAGATCATCATGGGGCTTGTGCCGAACTCCATTTCTTCAATTTCCTGTACAGGAATGCCGGATACATCAGACAGAAAAGCATATACTTCATCATGCACAGTATGCATGTTGCGGATGACAGCCATAATCAGCTTCATCATGACAACAGCACCGATTTCCTGCACGCTCTTCTGACCGCTTGCGACCTCCGCAAACACGGCAGAAAGATCACCAGGGAACACCTTGCCGATAATGTCAAGCACAGGCCACAGATCCTTGTCTACCAGTCTGCGCAAAGTATAAGGCTTATCTTCAGTCATCACAGTGTTTTCCATATTGTCCATTAGGTTATTCATCCTTTCTTGTTAGGCAGTGGCTACTTCATCGGCTGTAACAGGTGTCCAGCCTTCAGCCTTGCGAATAAAGATTGCATAGGGCAGCTTCACCACGCCATATTCAATATCGCTGTGGCATTCAAACGTACCCTTGAACATGGAATTGGTCTTGGTCTTGTTTTCGCCAGTAAAGCCAGATGTGCAAAGCGCTTTCTTGAAGTGGATAATAACTTCACGACCATCCAGCAGATGACCCCAATAACCAAAGCCCTGATAGAAGTGACCAGCACGCAGATGTTCGTCAGAAGTGATAACCTCAAAGTTCTTGTCAGTGGTTTCACCCAGCTTGCCAATCACCTGGTTCTTCACGTTTTCGGCTTTCAGTTCCAGGAAAGAAGTTTCCATCTGCGCCTTTTCGCCAATCTTCTTCTTCAGTTCCTCAACAAGCACCATCACGCCATCAGCAGGAATATCAAAGAACTCCGGTGTGATGGTAACACTGCCGCCTTCCTGTGTAGCACCCACAAGCGCAGCCCTTACGGCTTCTTCAGTAGGTGCAACCTTTTCGTTGTATTCAACGCCAGAAAAATAGACACCCGCATCAAAGAGGATCTTGGACGGAGTGCCAGTTGTAACGCCGCTCTGGATCATTTATCAATTCACCTTCCATTCCTGAATTATTAGATTGATTTTGATGCTCTTTAACCGTGCATCACCAGTAGGAACAACCATTGCCGAATCATAAGAAACAGCGACCCCTGTTCCATCTTTAAGGATCGCTGTCACGCCACAGGCTTTTTCAATTTTCTCTTTGCCTTCTTCAAGCTGCAACCATTCGCCCCTGGTATATCCACGCACAATGACAGTGCTTTCCTGATAACCGTTTTCTGTCAGGGACATGGAAGGCGATTCCATGTATTCCCATGTCCAGTATGGTTCAGACGTGGAAGAATGCCAGCGCATGAATTGGCAACGAATATCCGCACGTTCTAAAAGGCTCTTTACATATTCCATTGTTGCAATGCGCATTATTTCAACTCCTTTTGCAAGCGTGCTTCCATATCGCTCTTGGCTTTAGGCTTGATGACAATGAAGGCATTTTCCAGTGTGTAATTGGGATCACGACCATTTGTGGCATAGGCATCAAAGCCTTCAGCACGCATGGAATCAGCAACAGCTTGTGCTTCTGCTTCTGTTTGGTAATGTGTGCTTTCTGTTTCTCTGGGCGGTTGATCTTTCACATATACCCACCAGTCTTTGCGGCCTTGCTTGCCACCATTCTTCAGTGTGTCAGCATGGGAACCTGTGCCGTATTCTTCCCAATATGCAGCTTCCAGTGTACTGCCTATCTTGGCTTCGCCTGCGCTTGTATCAACACTTGTTGTGTATGAGCCACGAAGCTGCACACCCACATTGCCATCCATCTGGCAGTTGCGCTTTGCCTGGGATGCAATTTCATTTGACCATGTATACAGCCATGCGTCAGCTTCAGCCTTCATTGCCGCCTTCACCTGCACACTGAAATCCTGAAACACAACCTTTGCCATGTTACTGACCTCCTGTGTATTTCAGGTAGATTTCATAATGCTGATTCATCCCCATTGGATTATCAATCAGCATAATGTCATACAGCTTGCCATTGATGCGCATTCTGGCCTTTTCTGTGCAGACCCATTCATGAAGTGGCACATAATCACAGATGAAAATATGTGTAGATTCCTGGATCTTGGCACTGTAGGTGTTATATCTGGATTCGCCGGAAGACAAGTCAAGCCAGCCTTTGACAGTGTTGACTTCTAGCCATATCGGTTTTCTTTCGCCAATGGAATTTAATATCACATCCCGATATGCTTCGATAGTTGCTGTTACATTGCCGCCAATCACGCTCAAAACCTCGCTTTCATGTAGGGCATAAGGAAGCCCAGCAAGGATTTGGGATAGCCCAGGAGCGAATTTTCGCCGTTCATATCGAAGTATGTAACGGAATGTCTGGACAGGGATTCAGATGCAATGCCCACCTTGTCACGGTTTGCATTCTCCCACTTCATCAGATTGACAACGCCCATCTTCACATCATGCGGATAGAGGATCTTTGTTACCAGCACATAATCTTCATCGTACAGTTCTGCATCCAGGGAAATGGAATCAGAGCCAATGCTATGCACGACATACAAGCCATCATTCAGGGCAGATTCACTGATCTGCACAGTGTCATCTTCCTTGAGAAGGTTTGTACTGTAATACAGTTTCCCATTGATTACAGGGCAGGAAAAACGGAAAGCACGCTTTTGAAAGTTGTTGTTTGTATATGCCCGAATAGCAGACTCAAGCGCCCGAAGACGTGCTTCGAGCGCCAGGTCTGTTTCGGGATCGTTGGGATTATACAGACGGTATTCCGTCACAGACATAATCACCAGCGATCACCCCTTTACGCCTTAGTCTTCAGAATGACAATCTTGGATTCGTTTGTCATAGCAGGCATACCGTGGGCAGTGCAGACGATTTCGTCACCCACACCCACATGACGCTTGTGTTCCACCAGATTGCCGCGCTTCAGGAAATAGGTGATAGCAGGAAGATCATCTTCAGTTTCCGCATCGTTGTTCAGCTTGACGATGGGATTGTAATAAACGCCTTCTTCCAGCTTGACCTTATTGGAAACCTTCACATCACAGCCAGCAATGCGACCAATAGCGCCATTAACCAGAAGTTCAGGGCCGATCTTGTCAGCAGCAATGAAGTCATTATCCTTGCGAAGCTGTGTCTTCTGCTTGGAGTGGATAAAGATAACCTTCTTGCTATCTTCTTCCTCACCAAACATATCCACACCATCCACAATGGCGGTATACTTGATAGCAGCAGTGGAAGCGTCCACAACGTTCTGGGATTCGTACATCACAGCCACTTCATCATTGTCCAGCTTTTCATCAATGGACATAGCAATCTGGGTAGTGGCGGTACCAACGGGATTGCCGTAACCGCACATCTGGGCTTCATCGGTCAGCATAACGCCCTTACCAATCTTCTTGATGCCATACTTAGCAGTTGTGAAGGCCATCTTTGTGCTGTCAATGGGCTGGCCTTCCTCAAGGTCAACAGCTTCACCGATATAGCCCCAACGGGGAACGGTTACTTCAGAACCAGGAACACCCTGAAGAGTGTTGTCAACCTTGACATAGCCCTTCATAGCGGCCTTCTTTTCAACCTTGGCGTTAATCATATCGGAAACAACCTGGGGATCAAACACATCGCCATTTACAAGAGTAGTAACATTAGTCAGTTCTGCCATAATTCATTCATCCTTTCATCATCTGATTGTAAAGTTCCGGGTTTTCCTGTTTCAGGGCAACCCTGCTGTTATAGCCCATTTTGCTAAATTCTTCTTTGGTGACAACCTTGTCATTGTTGTCACTGTTTTGCAGTTTGTTTTCAATGACGGTCTTTTTGCCATCAGCAGCAAACTGTGTAGGAAGCTGGGTTTTCAGCGCAGCAATCTTGTCATCAATGCCCTTGATCTTGCCGTTTTCGTCAAGTTCAAGTTCGCCCTTGGCTTTCAGTTTGAAGGTGACATAATCAATGTCATCGGGCTTGACACCAGCAGAAAGAAGCGCTACGTTGACTTCTCCATCAATCTGTGCTTGCTTCAGTTCAGCCTGAAGCGTTGCAATCTGCTGTTCATAAGAAGCAACCTTCTGCTGCAAGTCACCTTGGCCTTCAGTAGACTTTTTCAGTTCAGCAATCAGGTTGTTGGCTTCCTTTAGCTGGGCACTTGCGCTTTCATGCTGTGTCTTCAGCTTGCCATAGCGCACATCCAGGTTTTCTTCGGATGCCGTGAAGATGCTATTGCTCTTCATGTCATCCTGGACAGCCTTGATAATGTCTTCGCTGATACCCTTTGCTTTCAAGATTTCGATAAGTGTCATTTGCTCAATTCCTTTCTACGCTTTTAACGTGGTTGCTTCACGATATGGAATAGGTGTTTAACATCGCCCCCGATGGATATATTAAAAGCCCCGATTTGGGGCTTTTAAGCGAGTAGCTTTGTCCATGTGTTTTTGCCCACAATGCCATCTGTATCCAGCTTGTTATCAGCCTGGAACACGTTGACAGCGCCATCTGTCCTCTTTCCAAATATGCCATCCACTTCGCCACAATCATAGCCAAGCGCATTCAGTAGGCGCTGCAATGTTTTTACCTGTGATCCTTGGTTTCCTTTCCGCAATTGCTTCAGTTCAACTTTCACAGTTTTTCCCTCCGTTTTTGCGCTCTGCGCTGGTTTGCTTTCCTCTTTGGGCGTTTCCTCCACCTTGATTTCAGGCGCTTTTACAGGCGTTTCTGCGCCGTTCATGCGCTCTGCAACGCGGGAACGGAACTTGTCCATGTTGTCCCCAAAGTGCTTCATCCAGGAAATAGGATCACTGTGATTGCTGGCATATCCAGCCTTGTGTGCTTCTGCATGGCTTGTGATGTTGTCAGCAGTCCAGCCGTACAGCTTGCAAAGATATGCACAGTATTCTTCAGCAACAGTGATTGCTTTCCAGTAGTAGTCAGCATCCGTATTGCTTCCCTGGCAGATTTCAAACTGCAAATAGGCATGCGGATCATAGTTGTAACTGCCTTTGCTTCCACCACCAGCGCCCCAACAGGCACGGTCATACGGCAAAGTCTGCGCCACGATCACTTCATTGTTTTTGTCATATCCAATGAAGGCATGTACGCTTTTTGTGGCATTGGTTTTGTTCCAGTGGTTGTTATACTGATTCTTGCCAAGCCTTTCTTCAGCATCCACATAGCGTTTCAGCATGCGATTGTTTGCGCCTGTGCTATGCACAAAGACACCCACAGGAGAAATAGAGCGATTGCGGGTGTAGCTTGGGTTTTTCTTCTGGTAAACTTGTAGGATCTCCATGCTATTTCCCCCATTCAAAAAGGGCGGTTTCCCGCCCTTCAGTTATTCAGTTTCTTCAGGCAGTGCTGTTTCCTCAAGCACAACAGGCGCATTGGCATTGGCCTTGTCCACCAGGCCTTCAGCGATTACATAGGCCAGCGCACCAGCGCCAGACATGATAAGCGCCACAACCTTTTCAATGGTTTCTTCAGCAACGCCGAACACGACAAGCAGCAGCATGCCGACAAATTCAGCAACAGCAACCCAAAGCTTACGGGAGGTCAGTTTGGCTTTCCAATCGATCATGTTATTACTCCTTTCATCAATCAAAAAAGACAGCCATATTAGCTGTCCTTGTGTCAAGTATTCTGTTTATGTTTCATACAGGCAAGGGAACCACCACCTTTCATGCATGAAAAAAGCACTGTATATTTACAGTGCTTTAGAAAATATTCTTCAGTTCGATTTCAGAATCAACATACACAGCATCCACTTCATAATCATTATAGACTTTGATCTTGCTATCATTTTTATGATAAACCTGAATAGCCGAGCCATCAACATCTATAAGAACATTCTTCTTGCTGATGCCTTTGAAATTAGATTCTATCAAATGACACGCTTTTAGAAACTCTTTGTTGTTAGCGGTTTTTGAAACCGTGTAAGAATACATGTCATTCATCCTCCAATCCCAATTCTTTGTTTACATTAGCATTTGTCTTGGTTGCTGTATTGTAGACATCCTCAATGGCTTCTTCTCTTGTCATGCCTTTACGTTCCATCTTGGATTTGACAAGTTCCTCAAAGGTTTTGTTCGGGCTGTTCTGATCCAGTTGCATTCTGGTGGCTTTATCAGCCATCATGTTCCTGGCTTCTGTTCTGATTCTGTTTCTCGCTTCATATGCCAGAAGCGCCTTTTCGATCATTGGCAAGGATTGATCGATGCTGTCAGGAATGTGAGAAACACTGTTTAAATACCATTTTCTGACTTCAGTATTTCCCAACTTTATTGTACCACTTTCGCCCTGTTTTTTCAAGGTTTTCCCAGTGATTTCAGCAGATTTTGCAGCATTCAGATACTTTTCTTTGAACTCTTCAAAATCCTTCGATTTATCCAGCCCCCAGAAATCAGCGCGTTCTTGCAATGTCTTCAGTTCTTCTTCATCCAGCGCTGCAACGGCTCTTGTCAGCAGAACACATCGACAGTTGCAATCTTCAGAAGGATCACCAAAGCCGCCAGGATATTTGGCTTTCTTTCCGTCAATCTCAAAGGCTTCACCCACTTCACGGATCTGCCCATCCAGCTTGCGGTGATTATCTCTTGTTCTGCCATCCAACACAGCGCACCATTGGTTTACAACATCCGCTTTGTGTTCTTTGGCTTCCACAGAAGAATCATAAGCTGCTTCCTGCTGGATTCTGTGCGATTCAGTACGTGTTATCAGCTTTGCACGGCTTAAAGGCGCTTTGGAAGCGTTGCTGATGTTTCTTGCTATCTCTGCATAAGTTAGGCTGGATGCAATACCTCTTGTGATCTCGCTGCTGATGGTTTTTTTAAGCTTTTGAGCGTCTACGCCAAGCGCTTCATATAAACCCTCGTTGATTTCCGAATCGGTCAGAATGGCTTTTACAGCCTGTTTCTGATCGATTGGAATAATTAGTGGCATCCCTTGTCCATGCAGGTTATACATTGTGCCGATGAAAGCATCTGTGTAGCTGTCATGCAAGAATTGCTGAATGGTTGTGTACACATCACCTTTCAGCTTTTCAAGGATAGCTTGTACCTGGCCTTTTAAGGCTTTCTGGTATTGCAGGTGATATATACGGCTTTGCGTGAGTTCGTCAGACTGAAGAATGATGATCTTTTCATCAATCTGCTTCAGCGCCGCCTGATACTGTTTTGCAAGGTCTTTTATAACTCGCTTTTCAGTATTAAGCTGACGCTGAAGCAGTTCTTTTTCCCGCTTAAACAACTACATCACCTTCAGTAGGAACTGTCTTCAGTGTGTTCTGTGCTTCAGGAAGGTCATCTTCTTCAGGTGTGGGCAGCTTGTCCTTAATGTCATCATAGTCCAGTTCAAGGATTTCAGCGATGTTCTGCGCTACCAGTTCCCTGCCAAGCACAGCTTCAAGGCCAAGGTATGTGTTTACCTCTGTCTGTTTGCGCTGCGCATCCGTCAGTTCAATCTGTGCGTTATCCTGGGCATTGGTAATGACTTCAGGTTCAAAGTCAAAGTACACATCCTTCATCTGATAGTCAGTGCCTTCTGCTTCATTGATTTCAGCAAGCACAACCTTAATCAGCTTGCGTAGGAACTGCTTCACTCTGATAATGAACTTGTTATACTTCAGATCCAACGGAGCATAACGGGATTTGATAACAACATTGGTAATGTTGCCATCGCCCATCTGCGCAGAATCAAAGCCTTCGCCAAATTTGTAGATGCTTTCCTTGTCCAGTTCCAGCTTGACCTTGCGTGCTTCATACGGAACATCAACAGTCTTGTAATCAACACCGCCGCCATTTTCACCGTTTACGCCAATATGCTTCTTGGTTTTGACATTCTGCATCAATTCTTCCAGATTGTCACCCTGGAAGCCTTTAACCACAACCAGGTATTCAGAAGCATCCTGAAGGTTATTACTTAGGCCGCAAGCCATCAGGTCATAGTCATCAATCAACTGCTTGACAGGCTTTAGATCGCTGAACTGCTTCTTGTTATTGTCCAGCCTGAAAAAGGGAATGAAGCCATAGTCTTCATAGTAAAGATCGCCGCCCTCTTTCTTCTGATACAAGGTGTGCGGCCTGGGATTGACTTCCTGGGAAGTATCCTTTTCAAGCTGGCCTTCATCAGCGCTGACATAAAAATAGGTTTGGTGTGCATCCCAAACCTGAATCCTTTTGATCTTCTTTTGTCCCTTGTCAATGCGGTCAATGTACCAGTAGATGACATATTCACAGCCATCATCTGTGTCTTTGGCTCTGACTTCCACAACACCAATGCCATCAGCGCACTGGAAAGCTGTCTTGTTTTCCGCATTCTTGTATGCGTACATGTAATCAAAGCCCTTGGCAGAAGCACCTGTCAGCAGTTCATACAGTTCTGCTGTGAAGTCTTCATTTTCATTGAAGTAGCTGTCCAAGTGCGTCTGTAGTTCAGGCGTATCAGACTTGATAAATGCTTCC